ACTTTGATGCAATTAAAGAAGCTGTACTAAAAGCCATTCCAGGATTAGCTGATTTCGGTAAAATTGTAGGCAATTTAGTTAATAAAGTGACTGATTTTGTAGGTATTACAAACAAAGCAGATAGGGCCCTAGAGAAATTCACTAAGACATCAGAAAGAAAAAAGGAAGCGCTAGAAGGAGAACTTAAAATTCAAGAAGCCTCTGGAGCTTCACAAAAGACTCTGTCTGAATTACAAACTAGAATCGTAAATGAGGATCTAAATAAACTTAGATTTAAGCTAAAGACAAAAGGAGAGCTAAACGCAGAAGAACAAAAGAAATTCAGAGAATTAAATACTGAATTAACCGTTATCGATGCAAAGTATAATAAATCAGTAGCTGATCAAAATAAACAGAAGAATGAAAAAGTATCTGAACAAAACAAGGTAGCACAAGAAAAAGATCTAGCTGAATTTTTAGCAGCAAATGATAAAAAATCTGCAAGACTTAATGAATTAAGCAAGTCAGAAAAGACAGATTTTGAAAAGAAATTAATTGATCTAAAAACTCAATATGATGCGGACCTAAAATTATTTTCAGATAGCGAAAGCGCTAAAATCCTAGCTAAGAAAACTTTTGATGAGGCAGTCTTTGCAGCTACAAAAGCCGAAAAAGAAAGAATTAAAAATCTTGAGGATAAAGAGGCTGACGATAAAATTAAAAAGCTAGATAAGGAGAGGGAGCAGAAACAAAAAGATGAAACAAAAACAAGATCTCTGCTAATAAACGCAGTAGATAAGTCAATAAAAATTTCTAAAGAACAAGCTGAGGCACAAGTTAAAATCGCTGAGGAAGAACAAAAAGGAAAGAGAGCAGCAGCTCAAGGAACAGCTGACACACTTGCAAACCTTTCTAATCTATTAGGTCAAGAAACAGCAGCAGGTAAAGCGGCAGCGGTAGCCAGTGCGACTATCTCAGCAATCCTATCAGCTCAGAAAGCTTATGAGTCTACTATTGGTATTCCTTTTGTAGGACCAGTGCTAGCTCCTATTAATGCCGGGTTAGCTTTAGCTTCTGGATATAAATCTATTCAAAGTATTTTATCTGTCCAGGTGCCTGGTCAAGCAGGAGGAGGATCAGCTCCAGGATTACCAAGTGCGCCAGACGCTGGAGCTGGAGCGCCAATAGCTCCAAGGGCAGCGGAGCCTACTGCCACTACATTAGACTCTAAGAGTTTAAATACTATTTCAAATGTAGTCTCTAGGGCTTATGTAGTCGAGAGCGACATCACTGGATCACAACAAAGAATTTCTCGTATTGAGAAAGCGGCAAGATTTTAAATAAGAAAGAAATGAATTTACCTATTTATTTATTAGAGATTAACGAGGACCTAACAGATGGCTCCGAAGTGGACTTTGTCGCTTTAGTAGACAAGCCTGCAATCGAAAGAAACTTTCTTCGCTTTAAAGAGGATCGCTTAAGTTTTGAGATTCAAGACGAAGAGCGTCGTATTATCTCTGGTCCTATCATGCTAGCGGATACGCCTATTTATCGAAACGATAATGGCCAGGAGTATTTTGTTTCCTTCCCTAAAGATACTATTTACAAAATTGTAAAGAAGATGTTCCAGAAGAACTACACTGGGAACGTGAACTTAATGCATGATCCTAAGAAGATAGTCGAAGGCGTAACGATGTTTGAGTGCTGGATTTCAGATGAGTCCAGAGGAGTAAAGCCTATGAAGGGTTTTGAAGACGCACCTGACGGCTCAGCCTTTGCCTCCTACTTCGTAGATAATGACGAGGTTTGGTCTAAGGTTAAGTCAGGGGAATTTAAGGGCTTCAGCGTCGAAGGATTATTTAATTATAAAAGAGGCGAGCAAGTAATGAATTATGAGGAGAAGCTCTGGTCTGAAGTAAGTAAAATATTAAAAGAAATTGATCTAGGCGGCCCAGGTAGTGGAAGGCGTCCAGGTGAAGGATCCGATAAAGAATCAAAGGGTACTGGTAGAATGCCAAAGGTGGCAATTGTAAAACCAGGAGATCCAAGAGTTTCTAGTTTAATGTCAAGTGCTAAAGCTTCATCTGATGAAGTGGATAAAGTGGGCAAGGGATACGCTGAAAAATTAGGCGGAGTAGCTACACCAATAAATTTAAAGTCTGAGGAGAGCATTCTTAGAAAAGTAAATGATGAAGAAGGGGGAAAGATTAGCGCTGTAAAAGATGCTGTTAGAAATACGGTAGTAATTGACTCAAATAATATAGGATCTGCAAGAAGCTTAATAGGATCAGATCCAAGGTTTAGCCCAGAGAATGGCGGCAGAATAAAGATCCAGGAAGGAGATCAATATTTTGGGTATTCTGGAACCATTGCCAACTTTAAAACAGAAAACGGAACAATGGCAGAAATGCAAATCAATACTCCTGCTATGATCTACGCTAAAGAAAAAGAATCAGCTGCTAGAGGAGTTCTAGGCGATAAAAAATATAATGAAATTGCAAGTAAAACCGGATTACCTGGAGGCCAAGGTCATAAGCTTTATGAAGAAATTAGAAAATTAAACGCTGGACGTCCAACTGTGGCAAACGTGAACAAGATTGAAAGTCTAAAATCTCAGTCAATAAACTATTATAAAAACTTTGCTTTTTAAATAAAATTTTATATATTGTAAATATGAGTGACTTAATGAATTTAGTAGAACGCTTAAACAGCGTACCAGTTTTCTTGCTTTTAGAAAGCGAAGGATTGGCAATTAAAAGTCTTCCAGAAAATGCCAGCCTTATTGCTAAAACAAAAGGCGGCGAAGAATACCCATTGGCATTCAACACCGACTTAGCAATCGAGGCAATTTATCAAGGAGGCAAAGAGATCAGCGAGGCTGAATATATGAGCTATTAATCAAGCTCAAAGAGTTCTTCGATTTCTTCTAGTAAATCAATGTAATTTTTGCGAAGCAGAATCCTAATAAAATCAGGGTTCTGCTTTTCGTATTTAGCAATCTTCTCTAGATTCCCAGAATTTACAGAGGCTAAAATATTTGAATACCTATCGCATAATTTTACAAATATTGCCAGATCATCCAGGGCCACCTGGCTAAAATACTTTTCTGGATCTGATCCGTTCTTTGTAAGCAATTTAACAAGCAGTAAAATCCTTGGATTTAAGGCCCTTAAAATTTCATCCTGGGTACATAGAGTATCTTCTAGTATATCATGCAAGTAAGCGGCACAAATGACGTCTTCCTCAGCCTCCTCTGGGATCATATAACTAAAGAAATAAGCAACTTTGACAACTGCCTCCAGGTGGGAAGAGTAAGGATGTGATCCATACTTCTGATTTTTGTGATAACAGAAAGCCAGTTCCCTGGCTCTCTTAATTAATTGACTTTCCATATTTTTATTTTTAAGCATACCAACTACAATAAACTCCATTATCTCCTCTATCGTAAACGCTCATAGATCCGCGGTCACTTTTTAAATAATAACGAGTGCTATTATCACTTACCCAGGCGTTTACTTTTTTTAAGATTGAATCTCCATAAAAACTATTTGCAACTGGAACGGTTAATCCAGACATACTGCAATAGCCATCACTTGGGATCATCTTTCCTTTGATTCTCTGAAGAACTACGCTTTTGTTTTTAACTTCGATGACCTGGTAAAAGTCGATATTAGTCTGATCGTATCCCCAGCTATCATACAATAACTGACCAACCTGGAACGGATTAACTTCAAGAGCTTTTTTTCTAGCCATTCTTCTATTCTCTTCTGCGGCTTTGATTTCTAATCGACGGCCTAAGTCTTTGCCTAGCCATTCCTGCATTCTTTCTACGCTACTGAAGCGATAATTGAAGATTGGTTTAGCATAAATACTTTTTCCTCTTAAGTTACGGCCCAGGGCGCTTTTAGTTTCTAGGTTAATTTCAAGACCTACATTAACACTGGCGTAAAGACTGATTAAATTTTTCATGGTATTAGATGTTTATATGATTAAAGACTGATTCTTCCACTTTGTTGAACTCGGTCATTCAAGACGATCTGGAAAACAAGGGCGAGTAAAATAAATAAATAAATCATTTTGATGGGGTTTAGATTAGTAGCACACTGACTACTTAGTAAAGGTAATAAAAGATTTGATAAATAAAAATAATTTATATTAATTTTTTTAATAAAATAAAGAAAGATTAAATCTGTATTGTCTTTCATTATTTTTAACCAGGCAAAAGGTATTTTCATTAGGGATCAGATGTCCTTCCTTCATCGCTTTTGCATATTCTTTTTTTGCTGCTGCGATTGCACCTTTCTTTGTTTTGGCATAAACAGTGTTCCAGCCTCCGCTGATAAAATTAAACATCCACTCTTGATTTTTCATTTGATTTTTCATGATCTTATTTGTTTAGATTATAAATTATTAACTAAAATTTCCTCGATCTCCCCGGCCTCAACAGCCTGGAAGATCTTTACTAAATTTTTAACTTCATACATTTGATAGACAACTCTTAAACTTTCTTTCTGATTACCTTGGCTAGCTACCATTACCTGGGCATAGGCGTCAGCCATGCTAGGCTCAAGCCAGTTTAAAATGTTAATTTGATTTTGATTAAGTCCACTGCGATCCTGGCGATTGCCATTAAGGAAAACATTGTAAGCAGCACCGTAGGCAAGTTCTTTTAATTGAGCATTCATGATAATTGATGTTTAGATGTTCTGTCGTTCTGACTACATATCAAAGATACGAAAGTAATTGATAATAAAAAACTTTTTTAATCTTTTTTTTCTAAAGTATAAACTATTTTGTTTATGCCTATTTATAAGCGTAGTAATAAACTAAATATTTTAAAATGACGGTAAAAGAAGGAATCGAAAAAATCCGCTTAATGTTAGCCTCCGAAGGCGAAGCGGATCAAGTCGAGACTAATGAGCCAGAAGCGCCAGTTTCTATGATGTCTTTTGAAACTTATGATCTAAAGGATGGATCTAAGATTGACTTAAGCGGTTTAGAAATTGGAGCAGAAGCGAAACTAGTAGACGAAAGCGGTAATTCATCGCCAGCTCCAGACGGAGAGCATGAATTAGTAGACGGTACTATGGTTACAACTGTAGGCGGTAAAGTGGAAGGCATTGAGACTCCTCAAGCAGAAGCTGAACCAATTGAAATGCCAGAGGAAGAGATTCCAATGGGATCAGACAAGTTCGAAGAGATCGATAGCACAATCGAAAACTTGAAATCAGAGAACGAAGCTTTAAAGGCTAAGATTGCATCTATCGAGGGTAAATTCTCTCAAGCAATCAATGATCTATCTGACGTAGTTTTAGGTTTGGCTTCAACTCCAGGCGCTAGTCCTATCCAGGCACCAAAAAATTCTTTCTCACAAGTGGAGAAAAGAGAAGATAAGATCGAAAGATTTTTAAACAAAGTAAAGAATTTAAAATAACAATTTAAAAAACAAAAAAGATGGCATTTGTAGTAGCTTCACTAGCTAATTATACAGAAGAAAACGTTACTCAATTAGTAGCTTCTTCAGTATTAGGCTCAAAAACAATCACTTTGATCAAGGATCAAGGTAACGTAATGTTAGGCGTTAAATCCGCTGAGA